TTAGTGAACAAATTAAAACCAAATGGCTATGCCAATTATATTGGTGGCGTTGAAATCAAGGTGATGAAATCACACGCTGGTAGTGAGGTGAAGTTTCCCTATCAAAAACTACAGCGTATGTGGTTAACAGAACCATTAGATGATAACCCTGAAGCCTACAATAGAATTGTTATTAGATATACAGATGCACTGTTGGTTATCCCTGCCCGTCTACTTCGTAGCATACCTCCAGTGTATGGATTAACACGGGCAGATACACAAGAGCACGATTTTAATATCCACTTTGTAGCAACTGATGATTTTCCTGATTACCTTGAACCGATTGTGATAGCTGAATGACAACAGAATTACACCCAACTCTATACGAGTTAGTTCCATCTGTATCTTATGTAATCTCTAGAAAGTTTAAAGGTTGGGTAGATCTAGAAGATATAAAGCAGGAGTGTTTTCTTTGGGCTATTGGTAGAGGACAACAGTTTGTTGATCTATTAAACGAACCTGAACTTAACAAGCGTGAGCAGAATGAAAGACGAATTGCATATCAGATGCAACGAATGGCTGAACGATTTGCTCGCAAGGAGAAGGCTCGTAAAGCTGGGTATAAGACAACTGATGAAGCCTTCTATGACACAACAACTATCGCTCAGTTAATACCATTTGTTATTGCATCTGTAGTAGATGGCACAGTATTAGAGCAAGCACAAGAGATGATTAATGATGGTACACCTCGTAAGCAATCAACCCCTGCTGAGGGTGGCAACCTACTAGCGATCCTAATAGATATTAAGAAGGCTTATCTAAAGCTAGAGCAAGAGGATAAGACCATACTACAGATGAGATACCACGATAGTTTTACATTAAATCAAATAGCACAATACTTAGAGTGTGCTACATCTACTGCTGATCGTAGATCAACCTCAGCTTTGCGTAGATTGCAGGATAAGTTGGGCGGAAAAAGTCCTTGGAATTAAAAGAGCCGGAGTTATTTGATTACCTTAAAGAGTTTTACTACTCTGATCTTGAGAAGAGTGAAGAGTTTGACAACTGGGATTGTATATCATTAGAGGCTAAGATGTTTATAGAATTGAAATCTCGTAAGACCCACTACCCTGACTTACTTATAGAAGAGAGTAAGTATCAGGGTTTAATTATGGCAGCAGGTATTAGATCCCTTACACCTTGGTATATCAACGCTACACCTGAAGGGATATGGGGATTTAATCTAACAGAAATACCTCAACCTAAGTGGGAAGATAAGTGGCTACCTATTACAACTGAGTTTGCTAACAAGGCTAGTCGTACTAAACTGGTAGGGTTTTTAAAGCTAGAAGATGGGATATTGTTTTGATCTACGAATATAAATGTAATGTTTGTAGTGCAGTTATATCTATTGAAAGACCTATCTTTGGCATAGAAGATGTGCCTATCTGTTGTCAACAAACTACTAGCAGAGTATGGTCTGCCCCTTCCATTACCTTCAAGGGTAGTGGCTTCTACTCAACGGATAACTAATGGCCGAGTATCCTAATTGGTTTGCTGCAACAGCACAGGCTAACTTTGAAACATACCTTGCTGAGTTCAAAGATAAACCTAACCTAAAGTTCTTACAGCTTGGTGTATTCACGGGTGATGCAACAGTATGGTTATGTAATAACATCTTAACTGATAAGAGTTCTAAGTTAATTGATGTTGATACTTGGGAAGGTAGTGATGAGGAAAGCCACGCCGAGATGGACTTCAGCGATGTCTATCAGGTGTATCAGGATAAGGTAAAAGACTTACCAGTTGTATCTGTTGTCAGTGATACGCATAAGTATTTGATTAGACAGTTAGATAATTTTATTGGTGCATTTGATTTTATTTATATTGATGCAGACCACACAACAGTTGGTGTGCTACTAGATGCTGAACTTAGCTGGCCTTTGTTAAAGTCAGGTGGTGTTATGGCCTTTGATGATTACACTTGGGGAAGAGATCTTCCACCATCTAAGACACCACGCCCTGGAATACTTCTCTTTACTGAGCGACACAAGCAAGAGATAGATACTTTAGTTATTAACTCACAGTATTGGATTAAGAAAAAGTAGAAAGCCCCACTCGGAAGGGTAGTGAGGCTTTCCTATTATGACCGGAGAGAAAGGTTAAGAACCGGTCAAGACTTAGATACTAGCATAGCTTTCTCTAAACAATCAAGACACTTGCTCTGACCCTCAGCAACAAGATCGTTGCCACAATCATCACAAATAATATCAGTAGTAGTTGTGCTTGAGAAAGAACTTGTATGCTCTACAAGGTGTTTGGTATCTCTTATCAATGTATTTAAGACCTCGTAAGATTTGGTATTCAGGTCGGTTATCTTTTTCTCCAAGGAGTTGAGCAATTCCGTAAGCACTTGATCCTCGTTGGTTCTTTGCGTAGTTATCAAACCTGCTCTCACGGGTCCAAAGGGCGAGTAAGCACTCGCTCTCTCTCCCACTCCACCCGAAACCAGCCTGAGCGTAGTCCTTTGCAAGCTTCTTGTTATGGTTCTTCTCATTTTGTGTTGCCTTCCTATTCTCTATTACGCCATCAGGTATTCTACCTACTGGCGGTGTAAATAATTTATGATGACCTTGCGTTAATAGGCCTAGTGTTGCCAGCAATATCAAGCCATTTCTTACCCATACTTTCATCAGCTTCCATCTCCTCTTCAAGATAGGTGCGATAAACATTTGGGTAATCATTACTCAAACGAGCTAACGCCCTGTCCCTTGCTCTCCGATAATTTCTCTGACGAACGGCTTGAGCCTTCGCAGTTTCTATCCTCTGCTCTACTTCTCTCTTCATCTACTCCATCTATCTATGCTATCTGTGATAGTGGCAAGCACTATCGGGGTTATCTCTATCAAGTCTAGCACTAGCTTGGCATCTTCCTCATCTGCCTCATACTGGGACACCCATATTTTGCTACCAGCAGGGCTTCTACGATACCAATCTAACGCCTCTCGTGGGCTTTCTCCGCCCCATATGGCTATACCCTGAGGGTCTGACACCTCATAGAATACAACTGTTATCTTCCCCCTTCGGGGTAGCTGGATTACCTCACTCATACTCTCCCTCTCTCTCGTTTAATTATTAGGTCTTCACAATCTGAGCAGATATGGGAGCGATAGTAGGTGTAATCAAACTCTGTTGAGCACTCCTTACACTTGACTATGTCCTCCTCCACCCCGTTCAAGGCGTAGTCATCACCCATTAGGTAGCGTGGCTCACTCATAAGTCCCCTTAAACCTATCGGTAATAATTTTACATACACCATCTATAATTTCATCACTAAACCCATCAAGGTAAGTAATCAAATCAGATTGTATTTGCTCTGATAACTCCTCCATTATGCGTTCTCCTTCTCTCTTTCAAGGGACATATCCATATTACAATCATCACAGATAGGCTTCTGATTGTAGAAGTTATACCAATCAATCTGTCTTACTTCCCACCCGCAAAACTGGCAGATATTCATTTACTTAACTCCTCTCTCTCTTGTGTTAGTTGAATTAGTTTTTCTGCTGACCTTGTTATCTCCCGCATATAACTTAGGCAATCACACTCTGATATTGGGACTAAGTGGTCGCCACATATTGCTGGTGTAGCCTTCATTTATTCATCTCCCAACTTAGTTCATCTAAATACCACTCAAAGCTCATACCCTCGTGCTCCTCCTCGTTCCAATTTACTACCCAATCAGGGGTTTTATCAGGGCTTCTCCAGTATGTATCGTAGCCATTAAACTCCTCCCAAAACAGGGTTAGTTCATATTGGTTGCCTTCATACTCAAAGCAGATATACCGCTTCCAGCCCGTGCTCTCCTTCCTAGAGCCAGTAATAACTACCTGCTTCTCTAAGTGTTGTTTGATTTTACTCACTTGCTTACCTTCTCTCTCCTTAGCACTTCTACTGCCTCTTCCATAGTCCATACTACTTGTTGCCAGTAGTAGTCATTAGTATTTATTTTATTTACTAAGTAATCCCACTCAGCTTGGCTTACCTCTTCTTCATCATTGTAGTAATCTTGATAGGTTTGCTTATCAAACCAGCTTACTACTATCTCTTCATCAGGATTTAGTTTTCTTAACTCCTGAATTACTGTTGATACTTTCATACTCTTACTCCTTCCACATTAGTAAGGTTTAGATTAACCTCTGTCCCATACCGCCAAATAAATCTCTCAAACTTGTCATCATTAGGCGTTGAGTTTTCTTCTTCCATTTTACTAGCAATATTTTCCCACTCTGTATCTATTAGATACAAGCCCTCGCCCTCTACTACTTCCCACCAATCGCCATTTTCATTGGCAATATATTTGGTCATTTTCTCCCTCTCTCTCACCTTACTAATTTAGTAAAGTGCTACACCATACTACCCTAGACAAGTAATACAGCATAGCCCGCCACTAAATTATTTATTTATTAGTAATTGATTATGACCTAGTATCCTTCTCACTTGTGCGAGTTGGTCTAATCTGCCTTGGTAGTAGTTGCGGTCTGTGTCGCTGGTAAAGCTCTCACTTAATCGCTCCAGCACCCACTCCGCTTCCACATTTAACGCCATCTCTAACTCTCTCATAGCCCGCACACCTCCAAAGTGCCTACGCAATAGCCCCCACCCTGCCACCAAAGGCGGGTAGAGATTAGATAAAGCCCTGCCAGTAGTGCGAGCCAAAACACCACCCGCACCGCCCTTCTTACTCTGTAATAGTTTGCTGATTTCATAGCCACTCCTGCTTAATTTTGTAGCCACCTTCTAATCCATAAAGTGCAAGCGATAGTGAATAGACTAAGTGAAAGCCCATATCCATACCGCAACCACCAACACGCACCACCCGTTGCCCGTTGCGCTCTCTTAACTGTCCCACGCTAGAGGCGTGAGATACATACCAAGTAATATCAATTACTCGCCCTTCGTATTGGGTAATAACCTTTATCTCTCTAGACATACCGCTTGCAGACACACTTTTTAAAATTGTGTATGCGGTGGGATTTTCTTGGTTTGCGAAAACCTTGCGTAGAAAATCCTTAGCACTCTCTTGCTCTCGCTCTCTCTCTTGCTTCTTACTTAGTGTTGCGTTCATACTCTCTCCTTATTGTCTAGTTAATTGATACTGCCTACTTGTTAGGAGTATCCCCCTGCCTACCCTATCTTAACAGGATAAGCAGGAGATTACCACTACCGCCCGAAGCTCAAAACTTGCGCCACATATCCGCCACCTCTTCCCCCGTAAGGGAGCGGTTAGCCTCCTCCGTTAGCGCATAACACTCCACACATAAAGAGCCAGGGAAGACCGCTAACGGGTGAATCTCACTCTCACACTTAAAACAATTAAGCACTTAGAGCCTCACTTATCTCTCTCACTTGCGCCAGCACTTGATTAGGTGAGCCGTAAGCGGTAAGGCTAACGCCCGCCCTCTTATAGCCCTTGATTAGGCGATTGACTTGCGCCTCACTTAGTTGCGCCTCCACCCACACCAGCCCGCTATCGTCAGCAAGTAGGGTGGTGGTTTTGAATTGTTTAGCCATACTCTTATCCTTCCCACTCTCTTTAATCTGTTAGGAGAGTGCCACCGCCCACCCCGTAGAGGGTGAGCGATAGCCCGCCACTAAGCCTCTAAACAGTTATCGCACTCAGCCATACAGCAAGCGCAAGCACTCTCATAATCGTGCTCGCAACACTTAGGAGCGAATAGGGTTATATCCTCCTCACTAGCGCAGTAATGCCCGTCCCAAGTGCCAAGGTCAATACCGACCAAGGCCTCTAGGCCGTCCTTCTTTATTGCCTCTAGAGTTAATTCAAGGCGGGCGATTTCAAGGGCTACTCCTTCCCAACTAGCCCCGCCATTTTCAAACTCTTGTTTGATATCTTGCGCCCTTGATTTCAAGGTGTCATTGGTAATTGTGTATTTCATTACTTCACCCCACAGGCTTCTAGGAAGCGAGCACGGTCAAAGCGGGGATTATCTGCTTGTAAATCATTAGCGAATTGTTGGGCTAAAATCCAAAGAAGGGTGTGGCCTTCTTCGCCTTCTTTGAATTGTCTTTGCATACCTTTGATTATGCTTGATATCATTACATAGTCTTTACGGGTCATTTACTTTATCTCCTCTTAGGCTCTTTATTGATAACCTTGTGCTATCAATAGGTAAACAATACCACACACTACCCTAGTGTCAAGCATTTATTGATAACAGTTTGATAACGAAATCCTGAGAGTTGGCTGGGTTAAACCTCTAGTAAAGGTTGAGGGTTTGCGGGCTGGCAAGGGCTGGCGGGCTGGTTGGCTGAGGGCTGGCGAGGGCTGAGCAGTTGGGGAAGATTGTTAATTAAATCCTGCCCGTTTAGTAGCAAGCCCCCGCACTCTTACCAATAAGCGGGCAACTGCTACCGATACGCCACCGATAGGGGGGGGCAGGGTGTCGGTGTAGTTGTGGATAACCGACCCCCGTATGCTTAATTGTGCGGGCGGGGATACTGTACTCCCCAAATAAATATTTTGACTAAAGTGAAGCTACCCATATATGTCCGTAATGTCCGATTTGGTATACTTTGTTTGTGAGGTGTACCACATTTATAAAGATTTTTTACCAGAAAACGGGAAATGCGTTATATTTCCCGCCTTATATATAGTAGGGGAGTAAAACGGGGAGTGATGAGTTTTACGACCTACTCGCCTCGGTGAAACCTCGGCGAAGCCCCCTAAGGGCAAGACGAGGTTTACCCCTCAGTCGCTGTGGCTCCTTCGGGAGTTACCAGACAGCTTACGCAAAGCGGCAGGTGTAGTGTAATATTCTCTCCAGTATAATATTCTGGGCCTAGTAAAATTAAAAATTTCAATTACGGCCCTTATCCACAGCTTTATCCACAGAAGGAATTAGATGGCTGAGAACTCAGCAGACATAGCAAAAAGAATTATCTTAGGTTGTGTAGCTGAAGGTATGACAGTAGAGCAAGGTTGCGCCTCAGCCGGCAAATCTATTAAGACCTATGAGTACTACCGCAGGACCGACAAGGTCTTTGCAGATAAGATGGATAGAACTAGGTTAGGTCTAAGAGATAAATCCTTTGCATCCAGCGATGTCCACGATCTTACCTTCGCAGAGTTTAGACAACGCTTCTTACATAATGCAACCTTCCCCCATCAACAAAATTTAGTTGATGTAATAGAGGGAAGAGATCCATCCTGGCTTCATCCTAATATGAAGTATGAGAAGGGTCTAAATAACAACCGCATACTTTTAAACATACCTCCTAACCACGCCAAGTCAATTACTATTACAGTTGACTACGTAACCTGGCTACTATGCCAGAACCCAAACTTTAGAGTTTTAATAGTTTCACAGACCCAGCGATTAGCTGGTGACTTTCTCTACGCCATCAAGCAACGACTGACTCACCCGATGTATGAGGACCTACAAGCAGCATACGCTGCTGGCGTAGGGTTCAAATCTAAATCAGCCTCCTGGCAAGCAACCCGTGTTACCTTCGGGGATGAGTTGCGTGAATCCAGTGAGAAGGATCCCAATATAGAAGCAGTTGGTATTGGCGGTCAGATCTACGGTAAAAGAGCAGATATGATCATTGTAGATGATGCTGTTACTTTATCTAATGCTAATGACTTTGAACGGCAGATCAAGTGGTTAACCCAGGATGTTAGATCTCGTCTTAACCCAACAGGTAAGTTAATTATTATTGGTACCCGTGTAGCATCTGTTGATCTATATAAAGAGCTACGCAATCCAGATAGATATCCAGGTGGCCTAGTACCTTGGACCTATCTAGCAATGCCAGCATTATTAGATGCTAATGAGGATCCCGATAAGTGGGTTACCTTATGGCCTGCCTCTGATCAACCCTTTGATGGGCAAGAGGAAACAGACAAGAATGAGGATGGTCTATATCCTCGCTGGTCTGGTAGAAACTTATTTAATGAACGTCAATCTATGGATGCCTCAACTTGGGCGCTCATCTATCAGCAACAAGATATATCAGATGATGCAGTCTTTGATCCAGTATGTGTTAGAGGATCTATTGATGGTATGCGAAAGAGTGGTGGTTTAAATCCAGGCTATCCAGGTCATCCTAAAGATACTCAAGGCTTTACTTATATTTGCGGTCTTGATCCTGCAATGGTTGGGGACACTGCTGCTGTTTGTTATGCTGTTGATCGTGCTACCCATAAGCGTTATATTGTTGATGCTATCAAAATTACAAGGCCGACTCCAGCACAGATCCGCCAATTAATATTTGATTGGACCGATCTATATAAACCTAGTGAGTGGATCGTAGAGCGTAACGCTTTCCAATCTTTCCTAACGCAGGATGAAGGTATACGCCAACATCTTGCAACTCGTGGAGTTATACTCCGTGAGCATCATACTGGTAATAACAAGTGGGACTCAGGATTCGGTGTGGCTTCTATGTCTACACTGTTTGGAACAAAGCAGCACGATGGTAAACACCACAGAGATAATCTGATTCATTTGCCTAGTGATCAAACTGAGAATGTCAAGGCTCTAATAGAGCAGTTGATAACTTGGTCACCTGCCACTAAGGGTAAGACCGATATGGTAATGGCGCTTTGGTTCTGCGAGATCAGGGCAAGAGAGATGATCAACTATGGTCAATACCAACATCATCATATGAAGAATCCGTTTTTATCCAATAGAGAAAAGGCTAAGCGGATGGTTGTAAACATAGACGAATTAATATTACAAAAAGATAAAACATTTATCTAAGGAGAAAAGTTGTTAACACCTAAAGAGGTAGTAGCTAAGGCTGCTCGTATACAAACTAGATACTCTGCTAGAGATCAGCGTATGCGAGATGTTCTATCAGTGCGCCAAGGTGATATATCTAAAGTATATCCATCTATGTTCTCTGAGGATTATCCAAAGCCATTAGTTGCTAACTTCGTAGATGTAGCAGCCAGAGACTTAGCAGAGGTAATGGCACCACTGCCATCCTTTAATTGCTCTGCAACCAATATGGTATCTGATACACAGCGCCGTGCTGCTGATATGAGAACTCGTATTGCTAACTACTATGTAACCTCATCTGATCTACAGATCCAGATGTACCAAGGTGCTGACTGGTTTAATACCTACGGTATGTTGCCAGCAATGATTGAAATGGATTACGAGACAAACAATCCTCGTATTCGTTTACTAAACCCATTTGGTGTTTATCCTGAGATGGATCGCTTTGGTAGAACTGTATCTTTAGTACAGGTTGTATCTACCGATGCTGAGACATTAGCAGCACAGTACCCAGAGTACGCATCCCAGATTATGCCTAACAATAGATGGCAACAGGGATCCCCATCAGTATCTTTGGTTCGTTACCACGACAAAGATCAAGACCTAATATTCCTACCAGAACGTCAGAACTTAATATTAGCTAACATACCTAACCCAGTAGGTAAGTGTCTAGCAAATGTAGCAATGAGATCATCATTAGATGGTGAGGCTCGTGGTCAGTTTGATGACATCTTGGCTGTTCAACTAGCTCGTGCTCGCTTTGCAGTATTACAGATTCAAGCTGCTGAAAAATCTATTCAAGCACCTATTGCTATTCCACAGGATGTACAAGAACTAGCCCTTGGACCAGATGCGATTATGCGTTCTGCTAATCCACAAGGTATTCGTAGAGTTCCATTAGAACTACCAGCAGGTGTATTTACAGAGTCTGGTGTATTAGAGCGTGAACTTCGTATGGGTGCTCGTTATCCAGAAACTCGTTCCGGTAATATTGATGCCTCTGTTGTAACTGGTCGTGGTGTGCAAGCACTACAAGCAGGATTTGATACACAGGTTAAAGCAGCACAAGCACAGTTTGCTCGCTTGTTTACTGAAATGGTATCTCTATCCTTTGAGGTAGATGAAAAAGTATTTGGTTCTATGACCAAGCAAATTAAGGGAACCGATGACGGTACACCTTATACACTTAAATATATTCCATCTCGTGATATTAAAGGCGAGTATGGTGTAGATGTACGTTACGGCATTATGTCTGGTATGGATCCTAACCGAGCCATCATTGCATTACTACAAATGCGTAGCGACAAATTAGTATCTAGAGATTATGTACGCCGAGAAATCCCTATGGAGTTAAATGTTACGCAAGAAGAACAAAGGGTGGACATTGAAGAAATGCGTGATTCTCTTCGTGTTGCTGTTGCCCAGTATGCTCAAGCTATACCGGCTCTTGCCTCGCAAGGTCAAGACCCATCTCAGGTTATTACTAGAATCGCTGATGTCATTGCGGGCAGACAAAAAGGATTACAACTAGAAACAATTATTGCTAAGGCATTTGCTCCAGAGCCAGTGGCTCCAGCACCAATAATGCCAGAACAACAAGTTCCAGTAGCAGGTGTGGCCCCCGCCCCTGCCTCGCAGCCAACTCCAGAACAACAAAGCGGAGCGGCCCCTGCTGCTGGTCAACCTCAACCAGATATCGCACAACTACTCGCCTCTATCGGCGGCGCAGCATAATAAGGGAGGTGAATAAATGAATAAGGGATCACAAGCGAAAGCAGTAGAAGCAAAGCCTGTAGAGCCAAAGAACGCACCTAAGCCAACAACTGGAAAGGTATTCTTCGGATACACACCAGCAGGTCGTAAAGGCAAGAAGGCTTAAATTATTTTAAATGATAGGAGCACTGGGTGAACCAAGATAATAATCTTAATCGCCCAGTGCGACTGTCTGATTATTTCGTAATAATATCAGGATTCTTTTTAAACTTAACATCAGTAATAGAAGCACTAGCAGATGATCTGCACCAATTAGCTATCTATCATTCAAACCAAAAAACTTATGAGACGAAAGTCTGGCAAGACTTCGCACAAGATTTAGAAACTTTAAAGGAGGAATAATGGCAAGAGGTCCATTAGCAGGAGCATCAGGCCCTGGTAAATTCTCCAAGAGAACAGATATGTCTTTAGGATCAACTTCATACGGTGAAGGACAAGAGACTGCAATGCTTAATACTGCAGCACCTAAAGCAACTACTCGTGGTATTGCAGACAACGTAGGTGGAAGACCTGCTAACCCAGTAGCACAGGCTTCAGTAACCCCATTGTTTACACCTACAGAACGTTCAACAGAACCTATTACATCAGGTATTGATTTAGGCGAGGGTCCAGGATCTTCAGCACTAATGATGCAATCACAATTTGCACAAAGAAAATTATCAGATGTTTTAGCAGAAATGATCCCATACGATACAACCGGCGAAATCCAATATCTTTACCAGAACGCTTTATCTAGAGGTCAATAGTGTCTGAATCTCTAAAAGCAGCAGCATATGCGGCGGGATTATCAGCAGAAGATAAAAGAAGAATAGATAATCTTGGCAAGGCATTAGACACTCATAAAAATTTAACCAATATGCCACAAGATGTAGCTAACTCTGTTTATAAGAGTTTGCCATTATCTCAACAGCAAAACTTGGTAGATACATTTGGTACAGAATCACCAGACGAAGGACCAAAAGGTCTGCTTGGAACTGCTTGGCACTACACTGGTTATCAAGCATTTAAAGGATTACAGTTTGCATCTGACAGAGTCAGCCAAACTTACCGTGCTTTAGCTATCCCAATTATAGAAAAGAAAACACTTGGTTTTGCTTGGGAAGAAGCTGGCAAAGATGGCGAAAAAGTTTATAACACTAACCGTCTTCAAAAGGCAAAAGATAAATACGGTGATGTACAAATTGGTATTGCTCAGAAAATTAGCGAAGGCGCTAATATATCAGATCTTATTCAAGATGCTACAGAAGAAGAAAAATACTATCTTCGCTTAGCAGACCCTACAAATAAAGAAACAACTAGGGAAGAAAGAGAAGAGTTTGAAGAGGCATTAGTCGCTGTTAATGCTGCTAAATTCTCACCTGGTCGTCAACTAGCTAATATAATTGATATAGTAACACCTGGCGATTTAACTAGCATTAGCGCTTTTGGTGAAAAAGGTTTCTTTTATAAGGTAACATCAGGTGTTGGCGATGCTATATTCCGTCTTCGCACTGATCCATTTATTCTTGCAAGTAAAGCAAAAAAACTTTATGATCTTAATAACTATGCAGTAGGTGTAGTCGCTGCACAGGCTGCTCAAAAAGGTCAAAAGTTTGAAGATTATTTTAATGACCCTAAGACAATTGCTGTCTGGGATCAAGCTGGTGGATATCTTAAAAAGATAGTAGAAAATAAAGGCAAGAATCCTCAAGCAACTGCTGAGGCAAGAAAACAACTTTCTGTTCTTATGCCTGAGTTTGGTCGTTCTGTAGTAGATGAATTTATAAAAGGACCAGTTCCTATTACAAATGCAACAACTGCTAAGGCTTGGTTTGAAAATACTAAAGATGCTGTAAATATTTTATCTCAAGGATCAGTTGCTCGCAAGCGAGTAATTTTACCCCGTATGGATCTTGCTCGTAAAGCTAGAATTAACTCATTAACTTTAGCAAATAAAGTATTTAATTTTGATAAAGTATCTCCCATCATAGTAAACGCCTTATTTGGTTCACCTAATAATCTTGATGGCTTATATGACGAATTAGTTATGATGGAGCCTGGTAAGTTAGTAAAGGCATTAGAAGGTGAAGCAGTTAAAGGAACTGCTCGTAAATCTAGTCTACAAATTTTTAACGCTGTAGATAAATTAAAAAGAGCATTTACACCAATACCAGTATTTAAAGACAATCAGTTTGATTTACTTGCAAAAGATGCTCCTGATCAAATATATCGTATTGCTGCTTTATCCTTACCTACTAACACAGCAACTATACTTAAGGAAGCATATGCAGGTACTGATGATATATCTAAGAAGTTTTCTATTTACCAAGCACTTTGGGGACAAGTTGCAGATCTTAGAGGTATAAACTTAACTCCAGAGGCTAATACTGTAAGCAGAACTTTATCTCTAAAGGGTAATATGCGTACTGGTCTAGGAGATGATCCTTTATCTAGAAAAGCATTATTACCTAGCGAAATGAATACAGTTGTATCTGCCCCTAATCTTGCCGATATAGATATACTAGCGGGTAAAAGTGCTTTTGCAAGAAAAGTTTTAGGAACTGCAAAT